ATACTATCATGCAGATGAATAGGTATTTCACTATTCTTCCAATTCATGTATACACCTTTTGGTGCAACGATAACGGCACAGTCAATTTCTGCTTTTTCATAAAGCCAAGCGATATTGTCAATCAACACTTTTGACTTACCACAACCCATCTCCATGAAGTATGCAAAGTTTCTTTCCATGTAACTTTGTTCTAGTGCTTCTTTTTGATGTTGGTATGGTTTTGTTTTGTACTTAAAGTCTGTCAAAATTTAGGTTCCCAAAAAATTCCATGATTGATTTTGTCTTTCCAATAATCTGCTTGTTCTTTACACCATCGTGCATTGAGTTTGTCTTCATTCCACTCATGGTCGTATTGTTTTTGTCTCCAATACTTTTCTTCTTTCAAGCAGTTATCAAACAGCTCTTCTTGTCTTTTGGGATCTTCCATTATACTCTCCTGCTTCTATTGCCCTGGCCCAGTCTGCTAAAGTTCTAAATTCTATTTTTATATTATAATATTTAGCAACTCGGATACCTTTTCTCATGCCTTGAGTTATTCCATGATCTCGATATACTGCCATAAGATTAGCGTGTCGATACCATTTGAATGCTCTTTTCATGCCCATTGTTCTTTGACCTAGATCTTGCTCGTTCAATACTTGAGTATAAAGTAAGTGTGATGCAAAAGGTGACTCTCCACGCATCAACGAATCATGAAGGCATAATCTTGCATATGTTGAGTTCTGTTCTTGACCAAAATTTTTATTGCCGCGAAATGGCGACTCTATAATAACTAACATTGTCTCTCCCTTTTATTATGTTTTAATCACATTTTTTCCTATATGTCAATCAAAAAAATTATTCGTAAGTGTCTTCGGCCCAGGTTAAACTAGAGCTTGATGACTGTTGTACGGAATATTTGTTTCTGTACTTTTGTTCTGATTCTTTCATTGCCCTTGGATCATCCTCAAATTTTTCTGCACATAATTCTTCTGATTCTTCTGGTGTTAAAAAAGGTCCCCAGTAACCCTTGTGTGAATCATAGATTCTTTTATCGTCCTTCTTCCAGTTCTCAAGTTTCGCTATCTTCTGGATCGTCTCCACTGGTGTCCCAATCTGGAGTGAAATAGAATGTGAGTCTCTCCCCACTTTCCACATCCTCCTTGCGACTGCCATCGCTAGGTGTGGATGGTTTGGGAAACTGGATGATGTTATCTCCAGTTTTATTGTGTACGTTTTTTTTGTCACTCTTCTTCATCAATCTCTCCCTCTTCCAATATCATACCTTGCATTAAACCCATCTTGGCACTTTCTAAATACCAAAGAACTTCAGCAGGGTCTTGGAATGTAGATATAAGTTGGACTTGACCCTGTTTAGTTACCCCCATGATAACCACATTTTCCAACCTAGTTTTTGCCAAATCACATACTCGTTCTATTGGCATTTGTGTCTTCTTTAATTTATACGGAAATTTTACTATGTTGTCACTCATTTTTGTGGTTGTCCTTGGCAACAATCTTCAATTACTGTTTTGCACATAACACATTGTAAGTGTCCATGAACATCAATTGTCTGTAAAACCGTCTTGCATCTTGGACATAGCTTCCCGGTGCAATGGTCTTTAATATTTAAAATTGTCTGATCTTTAGGTAGTTCTTCCATTATTGTTCTCCTTTTTAATACATTTTATAGTCATTGAATGTGGAACTGGTATTGTATTTCTAATATTCCACATCATTTCACTCAATCTTGTTTGGCATTTCTCTATTGTTTTGTAACCTTGTGGCTGTACCATGTCATGTACTTCAATACAACTAGGATTAGCGATTGGTGAGCAAAGTAATATTATAGCAAAGAACATAATTAAATCTACCATGCTTTGCTCTTCCTGCCAAACGTATATAGTGTTTCTGTCATATTTTTTTGTGTGTAAACTTTTTTTAAAAAATAGGTGTATAAGTGTATAAGTGTATAAACTTTACTCAAACCATTGGTGACACTCAAATATTTTATACACTTCTCGTTACACTTGTTACACTTCATGTACGATTTATGATGACACGCGGGCATTTTTTTGTGTTTTGAATTGAAAAAATATGGGGAAAACACTATTATAAGGCTATGCCAAAAGAAAAATTTCTTACAAATAGACAAAAAGAATTTGCTAAATTTATAGTTGAAGGCACTTATTCCAATGCGGAATGTGCTAGAAAAGCTGGATATTCTGAAGGACAAGCAGCTAAGACTGCAAGTCTTTTGCTCAATGGTAAAGATTTTCCCCTGGTTGTGGATCATGTTAAAGATCTTCGTGAAGCCAGAGAAAAGAAATATGGTGTCACTTTGTTGGGCCAGTTGAAAAGATTCTCTGATCTTTCCAAAGGTGCAGAAGAATCTGGACAGTTCTCTGCCGCCGTTAATGCAGAGAAGATTAGATCTGCACTCGGAGGTCTTGCCATAGATAAAAGAGAAACAAATGTTGTGCATCAATTAGATAAACTTTCTCGTGAAGAAATTGTAGCTAGACTGTCTGAGATAAAAAAAGCTTATCCGTCTGCATTCATTGAAGGTGATTATGAGGTAGTCGGAGAGGACAAGGGGAGGAAAACCCTCTCCGACAAGGGCGTTGAGTAGCAATTCCCGTAATTGCCTCGTGCTATTAAGAAATAACACACATAAATTTTGCAAGTCAAGTGACATTATTATTTTCTAACTTTTTTGTTTCCGTTGTGTGTGTAAGAAAAATACTTGTTTTTTGCGTTTGTTTTCCGTTTGTGCCTATTCGCAGCTTGTTTTGCTTTGTGTATTCGTTTCATGTTTAAGTCCTTTCGTTAATTTAATTTCTTTGATGTCATTTTGAAAAGCTTTTATACTTTCTGCAAGTTCCATGCAAAGATCGATACCATCCAATACGCCCTGGTATCTTTGTGAGTGTGGTTTACCCACTAACTCACAATGCTCTATATATAAATATCTGAGCCTTTCAACCTTTTGAAAAAGATTTTCTACTGATCCAGGAGGTCTACCTCTTGTCATGTGGTCACCTTATGGGGTCGCATTGATCTTACCTTTAGCTCATTTTCCATTTTACCGATTGTGTTTGTTACATATCTTCTTTCTTTAGATACTGGATGTGTATAAGCATAAGTATCAGAGTGTGGATGATCTTCATCCAATTTATTTCTGTAAGTATACATACTTCTAACAAACAACTCTATTTCTTTTTGTGATATTTTAAGATGTGCCATTAAACTCTCCTCTCAAAGCTAGTCCTAAATACATTGCATTTTGGGGACATATTGCATTCCCCAAGCCAATCAATCGTTGTTTTCTGTCTTTGTCCAATTCTGTGGATATCCCATTAGGAACTCCGTGAAGTTGGCGTTCAACTTCCCACCATGATAATTGTTCTTCAACACTTCTCTCGGTAACGATTTGTCTCTGCTCTCTTTCCATGTTGGATTGTATGATGCGTCCTTCCAATCTCTCGCAAGTGGTGTCGGATAATTCCAAGTTTTCATTCTTGGTGGTCTTAGCGTCACTCCGTCCATCATTGCTTGAGCTTCTGCTTCCGTCATTTCTCCATTCTCCACTTTCTTTCTGAAGATCATTGTTTGTCCCTCCGAGGCATGACCGAAACCTTTGGTCGTTGGAGTTGGATACAAACTCATTGTCATTGGATCTAACTGCTCTCTCAGATTGCTCGGTTTCTTCCGTCCCTTTCTGTGACCTTCTTGCATTTTCTTCGTTGCTTCTGCACTCCTTGGGGGAAGATGATCCATCGTGTTCGGTGTTGCGTAAAGATTTACAGACGATCCAGAGTCTGTCCCTTTTGTGCCATGCTCCGATTGATGAAGACGGAAATACAAATGTCCTCGTACAGTAGTCGATGCTTTCCATTTTAAAGAGAACCTCGTCCAATCCCAATGAGAGATGCCCATAAACATTTTCGTAAATGACAAAAGAGGGTCTTGTTTGTTCAACAATTCTAAAGATATACGGGAAGATGTGGCGAGGGTCTTCTTGCCCTCTGCGATTTCCTGCAACGCTGAACGGTTGACACGGATATCCAGAGGTGAGAATATCTGGTTTTTTTGGAATAAATCTTTTTGGGTCATTTGCGATCTCCTTTACATCGTTAAAAATTGGTACACCTGGAAAATTCTTTTTTAATACTTTGTGACACCATTGTTCGGTGTCACAAAATAAAATTGGTTTGGATAGTTTTGCACCTTCATCTAAGCCAAGTGCAAATCCTCCAATGCCACTACATAAGTCTACATGAGTTTTATTTAAGTGTTTCATTTTGCTCCTTGTCTATCTGATCGTTATATAAAACTAAGCCAAAGTCATAACCTTCTTTGTAATAATGAGCCTTGTTAGTCTCGCTTCTAATTCCATGAATTAATCCGTCTGTGACTCCGTCTTTAAAATCGTCTAAAATCCTAAAGACCATTTGATCTATTGAGTCTTTAGGATTATCGTCTGGAAGATTAGTTCTAAATTTGATTGGTTTCATTTTTACCACTCCCATTTTCTTACACCACAAACTTCAACTTGGTAGTTTTTATATCTTTTATTACTGATTATTTCATGTTCAACTGCTTCTGCAAGTCTAGGAACATCTATGTATATTCTTTTGCCATATTCTTTTGGATCTTCTTCAAAAGATGCAAACTCCCAAGCATCAATGATACCATTGTGCGTTATATTTTTTATTTTTTTCTTTTTCATTCTATTCTACCCTATCATGAATTGCGACTGCACCATAAAACTTATGTCCTAACATTTCAGAAACTTTCTCTGAAAACCTGGAGTCTGAAGTTTCTCCGAAGTTACCACCAAACATTGGATTTTTGTCGATTACTTCATGAGGTACAATTTTAACACTCTTGCCATATCCAAAATCTTGTAAAACAAGTTCTGCTTTTGGATAATCTTTGCAAGGCTCGAAAGGCCCATCTACATTCGTAAGACATAAGCCTTTTATATCTCTGGACGAAACACCATTATTAGTGCAATCGCCTAAATTATTTTTATAAATATATATTAACATTGGCATAGTTTAATCTCCTTGATGTAAGCTTCTGTTAGTTCTGTGAAAGTCGTCCCAAGATTGACCAGTTCTATCTTCTGCTTGTCTTTCTAAGATAATCAACTTTGCAATCTCTTTCTTATATGTGCCAAGCTCTTTTTCAATATGATTTAAAGCTTGTTCGTTGGTCATTCCTTTTTGATTGAGGCAAAGGTCAAGCTCTTGCTCGACCTCTATCATTACATTGTTTTGTAAGTTCCCCATTTTAATCACTCCTGTTTTCTTCATAATCAAAATCAACTTGATCATTCTTTAAAATTTCAATAAATTCTTTGATCGCCGCGTTTCTAGCTTTTTTGTCCCACTTCTTAAAACCTCGAATAGAAATCCCAGTTTCCAGAAAAACATCAAAGCCTTTAACTTCTGCTTTTTTCCAATCTTTATATAACATTTAATTAGGCCCCCCTTTCTTTACTTTGGTTACATTGCCATCTTTTCCAAAATAAACAATTCCTCTCCAGTCTGGAGATATTGGTTTGTTACCATACCAATCTGTGGTTCTAAATTCTTTGTGTTTGTAAGGATTGTATTTAACAAATTCTACACAACCATGATCTCCGTAAAGTGTCCAATGTTGACACCATTCGCCAATAACAAAAGCGTGAACATATTTTTTTCCTTGCTCTACAATCTTTTGTCTAGTCTTTTCATTAACTTGAAACCTGCCATTATTAACTCTGGCTATTTTTATATGACCTTTTACTCTCCAACCTTTTTCGGTTTTTATTTGAACACTCCAAAGATTCTTTGGTTTGTTCTTGTAAATTTTTACTGGAGTATTGGTTTCAATATCTTCTGGAACTAACATTCTAGTCGTCATCTTGTCCTCCATATTTTTTGTTAACATATACTGTTGTCTCGTCTTGCTCCTCTATTACTGTTTCGATCCAGTAAAGTGGAGATAAAAAAAACTTCTGGTCTTCTGAAGTAAATGGTTTATTATTTCTATAAAACATATTTTCTCCTTTATGCTATATAATAATTATTCCCATATATTTCCATATAAGTCAACAATAAAATGAACGAAAAAAACTTTTTTTTGAATATAAAAAAACAACTTCCAAAAGGTTGTTTTATCCAGAAAATAGAAAATAAATTTAATTCTGGTTTTCCAGATTTAATAATAATAACTGATAAATTGCCCTTGTTTATTGAGTTAAAATCACCAATAAAAGGAAATAGGATAACTGTGGAAAAGTCCCAGATATCAATACATTTGAGAATACAAGCCAATAATTACATTTCTTTTTTCTTGGTTCGTGACCCTTTGACCTCTGATCTATTTTTATTTGACGGTGGTAAACTCTGCACTTTTATCTCTGTCCACCTCTGCACTCCGTCTCTGTCCGCCTCCCTTCCAGGCTACCTGGATCACGGTGATCTGGTGCGGGTGTTGCAAACTGCGAATCGGGAAGCACGAATCAGATCGCAAAGAAAATGAAATGGTCGCTCTGCGATTCTTTGCGATCTTTATTTACTGGGAAAAAAAACTGGAAAAAAATCCAGAAGCTCACGCTTCTGGATCATCGATGAGATGTATGTCATCTCTGTATAAAATTTTGCCTGTCTGCAAATCGTTTGGTACATTCTTGAGCTTGACCAGGTCAACGCCACCCTTCGGCAACAAGACCCTTTTGATAAGAACCCCATCAACATAAAAACGAAACTCACGATCTCCGTTGGTGCGTTCTCTCATTGTGGTTGAGTGGTTCAAAAAGTGATGCGAGTTTTTGGCGGATGATCCGACATAAACGGAAACGTCCCCGGTCTGCTTGACCCCGTAACTCTTCTGACCTTTGTAAATACAAGCTGTGACTTTGTTCCAAATTGGATAAGATGCCATTTTTATTTCTCCTTTGATAAATGGTTATGATTCCAGTATAAGAATTTCTGGGACTGTGTCAACTGAAAAATTAAACAATGTGCAGAGTTGCAATTAATATAAAACCAATTCGAACCTTTGCAACTCTGCACATTGTTTGCTTCCCGCCTCCTTCCAGGAGCTTCTGGGCCCGGGCGATCCGGGGCGGAAGGTTCATGAGCAAAGAATCGCAAGGGTCACAACTATCTAAAAAAACAAACAAAACTTTGTGACCCTTGCGATTCTTTTTTAGGGACACCGGGACGCTGCAGCTGCCGGGTCTGGGGGTGCTGCGGAAAAAAAAGTGGTTGACAGATTCCTAGAATATCTTATACTGGAAGAAATTAAAAGGAGAAGCTATGAAGCAAATACATAAAATAAATAGAAAAGGAAAACGAGCATCTTTTAAACCGAAAGGTGTACTATTAAAATTTAAAAAAGTCAAATCTGGATTTTCTGCTCCAAGAGTAACTTGGCAGAAATTTGAGAAGTATGTAACCAAACACCAAAAGGAGGCGTAAATGAAATGTTGCATTTGCAAAGGCGAAATAGAAAAACAATACACAGAAGAAGGCGAGATGTATTGGGATCAAGGAAACAATGCACAACCAATTGATGATGGGCGTTGTTGTAATGAGTGCAATGCACACATTGTGATTCCAGCACGAATGGCAGAGATTAAGTTAGCTCAAGTCATGAAACATCATAAGCCTAAGTCTGGTTCGTAACCGAACCAGACTTCTCTGAAAAAGAATCGCAGATCGCAATTAATTAATCACAACAACTGATCCTTGCGATCTGCGATTCTTTTTTGCAGACCGCCTCCAGACCCAGGCACCGGGGCCCAGCAACCAGGGTGCGGAGAGATTGTAACCGATTTAGCTAAACAAAAAAAGTTAAAAATAATTAACTTTTTATTTGACTATAAGATAATATGGGATTATATTGAATTGTGATTAATTAAATGAAAGGATTGTAATCATGCCAAATAAAACTTTAAAAGATTATTTTAAACTTAACGACAGATATATGGAATATCAAACCAAGCACTTTGTCACGATTGGTAAACTCATTCAAATTAACGAGCAAATAAAGTCTTTACTTATTAAGAGGGATGAGCTTGAAAAGGTCGAGAAGGTCTTAAAAGAAAAGTGTAAGTCAGAGCCTATGTTTATGGGAGACAAGACAGACAAGGCTTAAAACGCCATTAAACATGGTGTCAATAACTTGACACCATGTCAAATAATTGACTGTCAAAAGATTGACAAGTGTCAATCTTTTGACGCTCTGTGTGTCAAAAAAATGACAGCCTAAAAATGAATTGAGAAACGCAAATGAATATAACGTGAGCGACAGCGAACACGAAAAAAGCATTGCGTTTCTCAATTCATTTTCCAAACAAACAAGGGTTACTTACACATAAACAGAATGAATATGAAAAAACAAAAAGGGGGGAGGGGGTAAATTATAGGGTATGGTGTTACTGTTGCAACCTATATATGCTTGATTGATAAATTTATTCGAATATATTATTGTTTGGATATGAACTTAGACACTTTGCCTAAAGAGGTGTTACATGAACTGTTTTTGCTTGAACAACAGAAACAGAAACTAGACACCCGTGAAAAAGCACAAAAAGATTTTTTGGCTTACGCCCTTCATGTATATGAGAATTTTATTGTTGGTCGCCATCACAAAATCATCGCAAAGCGACTTGAAGCGATAGCCGAGGGTAACTTAAAACGTCTCATTATCAATATGCCACCTCGACATTCAAAGTCAGAACTTGCTTCGTATCTCATGCCTTCGTGGTTCTTGGGTCGTAATCCAAAATTAAAAATCATACAGGCTACCATGAACACGGAACTTGCGGTAAGATTCGGTAGGAAAGTTCGTGATCTTATAGCCGATCCCATCTACGGTGAAATTTTTCCCAACACGGACTTGAAACAGGATAGCCAAGCAGCTGGAAGATGGGAAACCAGTGTTGGTGGGGAATATTTTGCAGCAGGGGTGGGTGCAGCAATGACTGGTCGTGGTGCGGATCTTTTAATTATCGATGACCCGCACTCGGAACAAGATGCACTGTCCACGGTTGCTTATGACAATACTTACGAGTGGTATACATCTGGCCCAAGACAAAGATTACAACCTGGGGGAACCATCATCATTGTGCAAACAAGATGGTCAAAGAAAGATCTAACTGGTCGTTTAATCAATGCAATGGCAAAAGATACTATGGCAGATCAATGGGAGATCATTGAGTTTCCAGCCATACTACCAAACGATAAAATCTTGTGGCCCGAATTTTGGAACAAGGACGAGTTATTAAAAGTTAAAGCATCATTGGCTCCTATGAAATGGAATGCCCAGTGGCAACAGAATCCGACATCAGAAGAAACTGCCATGATCAAAAGAGAGTGGTGGCAGCCGTGGGAAGAGGATGAAGTTCCAAAGTTAGATTATATAATTCAAAGTTACGATACGGCATATTCTAAAAAAGAGACGGCAGACTATTCTGCGATTACAACTTGGGGTGTGTTTGAACCAAAGAAGAATGGCGAACAACATTTAATTATGCTTGACGCTAAAAAAGGACGTTGGAATTTTCCAGAGTTAAAAGAAATAGCGTTAGAAGAAAACGAATATTGGGAACCAGACATGATGCTTATCGAGGCAAAAGCAAGTGGACAACCTCTAGCGGATGAATTAAGATTACAAAATCTACCAGTTTTGACATTTAGTCCCGGAAGACGTAAAGGGGGTAACTTGGACAAAACGACAAGGATGCACATTGTATCCCCTATTTTCGAAGGGGGTAAAGTGTGGTATCCTAGTGGAGAGAAGTTTGCAGAAGATGTAATAGAAGAAGTTGCATCTTTTCCAAATGGAGATCATGATGACTATTGTGATAGTATGACAATGGCAATCATGCGTTTTAGACAAGGTGGTTTTATATCACTACAAGGTGAAGACGAGGGAGAAGACTGGTTTCCTCGAACAAGAAGGGAATATTACTAATGCCAAAAAAACTAAAAAGAGGATCCGACATAATGGATTTTGACAGTATGTTAAATTCACAACTCGGTAAAATGATGGGTCTTACAGAAAAAGATAGATCAAAATTTGAAAAAAGAAAAAAGATGAAGCCTAAAGTCAAAAAGCCAAAGAAGATGAATATGGGTGGTGTCATGAAAAATCGTGGTGGTACGTTTAAAGGAACTTATTAATGGCTGGTAGACCAAAAGGGAAAAAGGCTAAAGTAACTAGGCAAAAAGTAAAGTTTGATCCATTTGGCTTTGACAAAGTCATGAAGGAGTTCATGGCAAGACCCAAAGAGGAAAGAAAACTAGACAAGAAAGAAGTTAAACCTAAACAAGGGCCGCCTCCTCCATCAAACTATAAGGGTAGAAAAAAAGGATCTAAAAATAAACCAAAGCCACCTAGAAAAATTGTAATGCCTACTGGTAGAGATATGGATGACGCTATCATAAAAATACAAAAACAATTTTTGATAGACAAAAAGAAACTTAAAAAGAAAACTGGTGGTTATACTGTGACAAACCGTTATTCAGACATTATGCTACCAGGAAAGAAAAGAACAACGAGAATTACTTAATGGCTCAAAAAGTACAAACATTAGACGAAACTCTTTCTGATCTTAAAAAAATTGGTAAAGGGTTACTGGTCGGAGAAACAGCAGACATTTTAGGTTTGCCTGCAGATCTTATTGGTTTGTACTATGACGTTAGATACGGTGAAACACCAAAAGGAATACAAAGTTTAATTGATACTGTGGGTTCTGAAGCTCTCGCTAAAAAATTTATGGGCGAGTCTTTTCCAGAGTTTGGCATGAATTTGGAGAGTGCTGGAAGAGTCATGGCCCCTGGTGCATTATTGACTAAAGCAATAGCCTCTGCTCGATTGGCTGCAAGACTAAAAGATACTCTACCCCCAGGAGGAGGCATTGGAGATTTAGCCACAGAAACTGTTGGTGTAGGAAGAGTGGATGATGTGCCACGAACCTTGGCTGAGAGGTTAGCGATGA